GGTAGGTGAAGTCGATTGTCTCCAGGCGGGCCGGGTAGCCAATAATCCTGATCGCCCAACCGCCAGTGATGTCGTCCCGCGTCACGGTCCAGTACGCCTGCGGGCCCTGGGCGTCCAGGACCCGTTCGATCTTCATTGCCTCGTCCTGGGACACGTAGCTGAATGCCGACCAACTGTGTTCGTCGATCGGCTTGTCCAGGTTGCGGAAGTCGGTTGGCAGCGGATAGAGAGTGCGGTAGAGCAGGGCGACCGTGGAGGTGCTGAAGTCCTCCGGGTAGGTCAGCGCACTGTCCAGCACCAGGACGCTAGAGCTGGTCCTAGTGGCCACCTTGGCGATCACGTCATTGATGCGGATGAAGCAGTAGGCGGCGCCGGCCGGAAATGGATCGCCTACGGTCTTGGTGATCGTCCTGGTGGAGGCGACGAACGTGACCTCGCCCTGCCACGCCGGTTCAATGACCACGCGGCCGGTCTGCTGGTGGAACTCCCAGTCCTTGATCCAGCCCAGCTCTTGGTAGGCACGCTGCACAGCGGTGCGGATGTCCCTCTGCTCCGCATCCTGAGCGCCGCCACCGGATGTGGTGATGAGGTTCTCAACCAGATCGTAGTAGGTTTGGTATGGCATTCGTCACCCAGCAACCACGCCCTCTGCCATGCCGACCTTCGCGACGTACTGCATGAGCGCCCCCACCGCCGCCGCGAGGTCAGCGTCGGCCTCCGCTCCCGCGAGCAGGTCGCGCACGTGCAGCCTCACCGGCTCGGCTGGCGCCTCTTCGACGCCGGTCTCGGTGGTGCGGAAACGGACGAGGGTCACACGGGCTTCGGCTTCGCCGCCTGTCACGCTGGACAAGACGATTTCACGCACCCACAGCTTGTCGAACAGTTTTGCAGGCACGTCCAGCGGCTCGGCGCAGTACAGCGTGGGGATGTCAGCCATTGATCCTCTCCTCTAGTGCGGCGATGCGTGCGTTGCTCTCTTGGAGTGCCTTAATCAACACCGGCACCAGTTTCTCGTAGGCCAGCCCAAGATGGTCGCCACACTGAGCGACCACGCTGTCGGCGTAGTCGGTGCCTGCGAGCGCCGCCTGCGCCTCTTGTGCGATCAGTCCGACCTGACGCTCGGTGGCGAAGTTGCGGTCGGTCTGCGGAATGAAGTCGAACGCAACGGGCCGCAGCGATTCGATGACGCTAGTGGCGTCGGTCAACGCTTCGACATTGGTCTTGAACCGTGCGTCGGACGTAGCGATCGTCGCGTTGGTGGCGTAAATCTGGGAGTTGACTTGGAGGAGGTAGGCACCGTTGTCGGTTGTGGTGCCGATGAGCATTTCGCGGTTCTGAGTAATGCGCATCGACTCAGACCATGTCGCAGAGTTGGCGCGGTTGCCAACGATAAGCGCTCCGTCGTCTGCGCCGAGAATCTTGACGCCGTAGCCGCTTCCGAAAACGCTCGTCTTGAACTCAATCCCGCCGATTGATTCCAGAGTCGTCAGGCTGCTCTCGTTGATTTGCAGCGTGCCTTCATACGTGGCACGCGCAGACGAAATGTTAGAAGACCCGCCGGCAACCATCAGCCGCGTGTTTGCTGAGTTGGCTTCCCCGATGGTGACGTTGCCAGCCGACGACACCCGCACCCGCTCGCTGCCGTCCGTCACAATCGCCGCGACGTTCGCTGCCGGGAAATACAGTCCAGTATTGGGATCGCCAGACGCTGCCACGCTGCACGCTGAGACGCTGCCTGCGGATACAAGCAGTTGATTCTCTAGCGTGACGTTACCCGTCGCCCGTGCGATGGAGATCGGCGTGCCAAGAAACACGCCAGCGTCCGACCATCGCGTGACCCAGAACGTGGACCCGACGTTGCTGCCGCTCTCCGCGTCGAATCCCGGACCCACTTCCCAGCGAGTGCTGCCGCTTGTCTGCATCCGCAGTTGCCGCACGTTGCCTGCGACGGTGCCAGTGAGGACGAGCGGCGATGCGACGGTGACCTGCCCGCCAAAATAGTTTTGCGCCGTCCCGTTGGCGTAGAAGTTCCACCGCCCGGTTCCACTGGCGATGTTGCTCCAGAAACCGAAATTGTTTGTGGCTCCAGTGAGTGAATCCCTCGCGACGAAACCGTACTGACTCCCAATGGCCGATCCAGCGCCCAATGACTGCTGCGCTGCCGCGTAATGCTCAAGCGAGTTGACCGTATAGGAAGCCGCCTCTGTTCCAATGTTGCTTAAACAAGATATGAAGTTGTTTGTGCTGCTGGACGGAACCAATACACGCAACACAAATCCGGCAGTCACGCCTGCCGATGAAGGTAGGCCGCCAAGTATGGCGAACTTGTGCGAGTCGGAAAACGCAGCGGTAGCGCCGATCGCAATGCGCCCAGCCGCATCGATCACAAATGGGTCGGAGTCGCCGCTCGCGTCATTGACGACGAACGAGTTGACGGTTCCTGTGTTCGTCACGGTCAGCGGAACCACGTCGCCCGTGTTGGCGAACGTCGCCGCGCCAGTGAACGCTGGACTCGCCGTCGGCTGCACGCCGAGCGTGGTGCGTGCCGTCGCGGCGTCGGCGTCGTCAATCAGCGAGCGACCGAACGACGTGCAGGTGATCTCCTCCACGTCGCCTGCACCCGCAGACGAGCGACCGAGCAGGCGGTCGGTGGCGCTGACGTTTTGAATCTTGGCGTACGTGACGGCGTCGTTGGCGATGCGGGCGATATCCAGCGTGCCGGAGGTGATGTCGCTGGCGGCGTGGGTGTGCGACGACGACGCCTTGCCGTCGAGGGCCGTCTGCAAGCCGGTCACATCGGAGATCGAATGCGTGTGGCTGGCGAGCGCATAACTCTGGAACGTGAACGACTGGATGACGTTCGAGGCGTCTCGCCAGAATATGCGAGCGTCTCCGTAGTTCAGTGCCAACTCGCCGTGCAGGAGCGACGATGGGGCCGACGCTCCCGGCGTGCCGTTGCGCTTGAGTTGGACTGGCGTTGGCACTAAAAAGACCCTCCATCGAGAGTCTCAAGGAACGCCACCGACGTGCCTGACGCCGAGTAGGTCAGGATGCCGTCGGTCGTGCCGCCCTGCACCGCCGTGACCGTGTCGAGCGTGTTCGACCCGAGGACGCTCCCCTTCGGGACGGTCGTGAGTCCCGTGCCGCCCTTTGTCGGCCCGATCGCCGTCGCCGACCATGTTCCTGTCGTTACCGTTCCGAGCGTCGTGATCGACGTCTGGCCGGCGTAGGCCGTCGAGATGTCGATGGAGTCGGCGGCAACGCTGATCCGATCCGCCGTGCCGACGGCGTTGATCGTGTTCCCGTCCTTTGTCAGGCCGTCTCCGGCCGTGATGTTTCCTGCGCCGGAGAACTGGGCAAACGCCAGCGACGTCGTGCCGACCGTGATGGAGCCGTTTGTGGTCAGCACCCAGCCCGTGTCCGCGTTCGTTGTGCCTTCCTCGACGAATGTGAACGCGCCCGGCGTCACCTCGGCGTCAGCGTCGAAGTCGGTGGCCCGCACCGCCGCCCCGGACGCCTGCACGACGTAGATGCCGTTTTGCGAGGCCGTGTCCTGATTTTTGACGAGCACCCGGTCGCCCGTGACGAGCGTCACGCCGTCGATCGCATCGCCGTTCTCAAGTGCGCTCGACAGGTCGATGTTCGCCGTGGTCGCGGCACGCACCGACTGCTTGACGTCGAGGCCGTTCCTTGCAGCATCAACGTCCGCCTTCCTCGCGGCGTCGTTTGCATCTGTCGGGGCCGCGAGGTTCGTGATCTTCTGGCTGTTCATCGTCAGCGACGCCGTCGGCGCCGCGAACGAAGTCAGGCTGTACGCCTTGACCGTGGTCTCGAGGTCGGTCACGTTTGCGGCAACGTGCGTGTGGACGGCGGACGCGGCGGAAACATCGACCGACGTCAGGCTGACGGTGCCGACTTTTCCGTTGACGCTTGATACCGGGCCGTACTTGGCGGCCTCGGTCGCGAAGTCGGTCACGTTCGCGGCAACGTGAGTGTGGACGGCGGACGCGGCTGAAACGTCTACAGACGTCAGACTGACCGTCCCGGTCTTCCCATTGACGCTGGAGACCGGGCCGACAAGTGCCGCGGCGGTCGTGAAGTCTGTGATCTTGACGCTGGTCAGTGACGGAATGTCGTCGGCCACGAGGAGCCGAAACGTCGGAGCAGCATTCGCTCCGGTCGTCGGCCCGGCGAGCACCTTGTTGGCCTCGCGGACGGTGACGATCGAGATGAACGCGCCGCCGCCGCCGATCGCGACGACGTTCGCGGCGTTCGTTCCGCTCGAGCCGGTGCCGATGTAGAGCGTGCCGGCACCGCCCGTGCCGGCTGCTTCCGCATAGGCCAGTTCCGCATTCAGCAGTGACTCAGGAGCGCTAGAGCCTGTGCTGCGGCGGATACGAATGCGAGCCATGCGAAGTTACCTCCATCCACTAGGTTCGATTCAGCGAAGTCGCGAAATTTGCCGTTTGAGTACCGCAGCACGTCGCCGTCGGCGGGCGAGTCGATCTGAACGTCCGTAAGTTGGCTCAGTGCCGTGGCGCCTCCAGTCGCCCCGATGTCGCCGGACGGCCCCTGCGGCCCGATGCCGCCGGTGACCGCTGCCGCGACGGCTCCGCTGCCGACGGTCGCCGAGACGCCGGCGCCGCTGACGGTCGCCGAAATCCGCGTTCCCGTGACGCTGGCAGTGATGCTCACCTTGCCACCTCGACGAAGCCCGAAAGTGCCGTCCGCTTCACGTCGCCCGGGGCGATCCACTCGAGCCGCCACGAGTACGTGCCGGGCTGGAGTGCCTCGGTCTGTGCCTCCGTCATCGCGACGGACACGACTCCCGTCGAGGCGTTCGTGATCGTCGAGGTGATCGTGCCGACCGAGTTCCCCGTGATCGGCGACACGATCGACGACGACACCGTGTACCCGGACATATCAATGTCGAAGTCAATGGTCGTGCCAAATTGGTCCCCCCGCCGGAGCGAGAGGTTCAGCGGCCCCGGCAGTTGGCTGTAGGTATTGCTCACCGCGGCTGCTCCACGGAGACCTTGTATTGCCTCGCCTCTTCAGCGGCCTTTGGCTGGAGGGCGTATAGGAGCCGGGTCTGCTCCTCGATCGCACTGGCGATGTCCTTCTGCGACTCTGAGATGGTCTTCAGGAACGCGGAGTGCTGCTCCACGAGCGGCAGGAGGACGTCAGTGCGAAGGAAGTAGCCCCCTGCCACGCAAAGCAGGGTCGGAAGGCCGTACCGTTCGAGGACGGTCTTCAAGACGTCGTTCATTTCTTCGCCGCTCACGGGACGCCTCGTGACGCCGCAAAAGGCAGAATGCGGCGTTATTTCATTGTATCGTTTTGAAGCCTTGACCACGCAGCATCCACGCGGCCAGCGAGGACCGACAAATCCCCGTCGTTGAGCACCTCGTCGTCCACGAGGCTGGCCTCGATGCCACGCTCGCTTGAGTGCGACCCGGCAGACCCTGCCAATCCAGCACCGGGCCGGACGACCCGCCAGACGTACCCGCCGCGGGCATGGATCGCCTCGGCCTCGTTGTCGAACCGGACGTCCGTGATCACAGCGAGCGCCGCCTCGGAGTCCTCGATCCGCTTCATCGTTGCCATGACCCAGATTTCCGGGTGGATCGTCTCCCTGCCCCACTCGGTGCCGATGGTCTGGAGGAGCCGCCGCGGGCTGGCCGGCAGCCACGGCAGGTCGCGTTCCTTGTGCCGGCGATCCTGCAAATCCGCGATCGACATCCCCGTGATCGCCGAGATCGCAGCGTACAAAGGGTCAGCGAACGCGAAGACGCCGGCGCCGTGCCGTGCCGCCAGCATCTCCGCCACCGTGTTCTTGCCGCACCCGGCGGCGCCGCAGAGGCCGATTATCATGGCTTCACCCCGGCGACGTGCATGGCCGTCAGGCCGCCTTCTGGGCGGTAGAGGAACGTCTCCATCGCCCGGCGGGCGCCGATGAACCCGTGCTCAGAGTGCCAATCGTCAGTTGCCCCGACGCTGGGAGCGGTTCGGACGATGACCGACTCGATCGTCTCGATCGGCCGCTGCCACTCCGCGGCCTGCGAGTGAAAGTGGCCGGTGTGGTACTCGCGATACGGGCACCTCGCCCAGTCGCCGGCGGCCTCGATCGCCATGATCTGCGGCAACTTCCGCTTCGCCCGGTGGCCGTGGGCGATGCCGAGCAGGTTCGCCCCGTGTGTGACGTACTGCCGGCCGGTGAACTTCATGCTCACGGCGACGCGCTGGTCGTTTCGGAACCGCTCGAACAGGATGCGTTGAAAGCACCAACTCAGTGTCTCGTCATGGTTCCCGTTCACGACGTGAACGTCGGTCGGCGTCGTCGCGGCGGACTGCTCGACAATTGAAAGAAGCGCGTCGCTGCCAACCTCGATCATCTTCTGGAGCCGGCCGTCGCGTTCCAACTGCGTTCCGCTGGTGGTGGTCCCATGAGGCGAGTCGTAGTGAAAGAGGTCGCCGAGGTAGAAGATGCTCCGCCTTGCAGGCTTGTACTCGTTGCCGACGGCGATCAGTTCGTTCGACGTCTGCCGGATGACGCGGTCGGCGATGTCGAGATCGTAGTCACCGTGGCCGGTTGTCTTGCTCCACGCATACTTGCCTACATGGACGTCCGCCACGACGATGACCTGCCACAGTTCGCCCTTCGGCTTCTTGTGCCTGCTCACCGGCCTCTGCTTGAGGCCGACGGCCCCCGCGATCATCGCCTCCACGACCTCGCGTGTCGTCGGCCCCGCCTTCGGCTTCAGCCGGACGAAGACGCGGTGCAATTCCGTGACGGTCGTCCCGCCCTTTCCATCGCTTGACGCGCACTCCCACTTGGTGGCCTCAGAGGCCGCCACCTCATAGCGTTCCAAGTCAGCCTCAATGTGCCTGAGCAGGTCTTCGACCGTCTTGATGCGGCGGCTCGTACTGCGGGCCTCGAGCACGTCGCCTTCGCGCTTGGTCGTGACCTGCTCCGCGTCAGGGGCGGGTTCAGGCTGTGGCAGTTTGGCCGCGACCTTGGCGATCAAGTCCTCCTGAGCCATGCCTTCACTCCTTGCGGTCCGATCGTGATTCCCAGTTCGCCCAGCGTCGCCGAGATCGCCCGGCACGCCGTGATCTCCCTCTTGCCGAACCGGCCCGCAAAGTACGCCTCGCGGAGCGGCAGAACCTGCTCCGCCTGCTCCGGCGTGAGCCGCTGCCACCACGGCTTGACGTGCGGCGTCGTGTCCACGCGGGACGCGACTCGTTCGATCAGGTCATCCGCTGACAACTGCTTCTCGTCCATGCTGCACCTCACGAAAGACCGTCGCACGCCATCAGGAGTGCGCTGATGTGATGCCCGACACGCTCCTCGTCCTCTGACAGGATCGCTTCCACGCCCGAACCAGCGGCGTCGCAGGCACCGGCGTGGACGCTCTCGCAAACTGCGGCGTCCTCGGCGAACACGGCCCGGTTGAAGTCCACGACCGACTTGTTGAACACCTCGCGGCGTTCCGCCTGTGCCGGCGGGAGGTCGCAGACCTTCGTCGCGTAGACCAGCGACGTGAACTCCGTTTCGCCGACGCCGGCCGGGGCGAAGAACTGGACCGATACGCTCATGCCTGCCGCGCTCGCGATCGTGCAGTGCGGGAAGACCAGTTGATGGACGTAGCCTGCCGGTTTGTACGGCCGCGAGGCGAACACGTCTTCCATCGATTCGAGCCACGCCGTCGTCTTCGCCGACAGGGGCGTCGACCACGACGAGTGCGGGCCGGCGAAGGAGAACTCGCCGCCGTTCGCCCCGAGTCGGTGGAACGTCTCCGGGTGGACGTGGCCGACGTGGTACGCCTCGAGCGTGTTCTCGACGGCGATCTTCCAATTGCACCGCATCCAGATGCGGTTTGTGTCGAGTTTCTCGCCGCAGGCGTCGGTCATCGCGGCGATCGTCCCCCAAGCATTTCCGAGCCACGCCTCCAGTTCGATCGCCTTCGTGCGGCAGACGAACACGAGGTTGCCGCACCGTGCCGCCTCGTACACGGCGAGTCCGTGCTCTGCGAGGTTCACGCCGTCGAAACTGGGCCGCTTCGGCACCCGGCACGGGAGGCCGTCCGGCCCGAACTCCCAGCCGTGGTAGCCGCAGACAAGCGGGCCGGTTCCGCAGGGCTTCGAGACCAGCCTGTTGAGACGGTGCGGGCACACGTTCAAGAACGCCTTCAGTTCGCCGCCGACGTTCTGGACGATGACTTTCCCGCGGACGACGTAGTCGCCGTCTCCGGCAATCTCGTTCGCCATGCAGACCGGAGTCCAGACGGAGTTCGCGAGCGCCGTCACCTCGCGTGCGTACTGCTCCTCGGAAACGTAGTAGGCGGCCGGGATCATCGTGCGGTCATTCCCCCGTCGATCGTGAGGATGGTCCCCGTCGTCCACTTCTGACGCAGGAGGTACTGGATCGCCTCGGCGACGTCCTCCGGCTCGCCGAGGCCGAGGATGTGGTCGTCGACCACGGCCTGCCACTGCGTCGGAGACATCGTGTGCTCGAGCCGCTCCTGCATCGGCGTCCTGACGACGCCCGGGGCGACGGCGTTGACCCGGATGCCGGAGGATGCCAGTTCGACCGCCAGCGCCTTGGTCAGCCCGAGCACCGCGGCCTTCGACGCTGCGTAGGCGCTCGCGGCTGCCTGCCCGACGATCCCGGCCACGCTTGCGACGAACACGATCGCGTCGGCCCCGCCGGCCCGCACGGCCGGCTGCCGGAACGCTTTCGCGACGTGCCACGCCGTGTGGTAGTTCGCCGCGATCATCTCGTCCGCTTTGGCGTGCGTCTGGTATCGTAGGGGGATCAGCGAGTGGATGCCGGCGGCGTGGACGACGCCGTCGAACTTCCCGTGGACCGCTGCGATGTCCGCGAGCACGTCGTCGGTGCGGTCGCCAAGCGACACGAGGTCGATGCTCTTCCAGCCGTGGTTTCCGGCCGGCAGAGCGTCGTGGACTTCCCGCAGGCGGCCGTAGTCGCGGCCGAGCAGGTAGACGTCGTGGCCCCCGGCTGCCAAGAGCCTCGCCGTGGCGGCCCCGATGCCGCTGGACCCTCCGGTCACGAGGTATCTCACTCGGCGACCTCCACGAGGTCGTGGAGCCTCGTCGTGGACAGGTCGGCAGCGACGGCGCAGTACGACCAGCCACCGCCGAATCCGGCCATGACAGTCTTCGCCTTGCTTCCGCAGGTCACTAGCGCCAGCGGGATCGACGCGCTCGACACGTTGCCGAAGTGCCGAACGACGCCGTCGACCCACTTCGACTCCGGCACGCCGCACTTCTCGCGTAGGTGCCGCAGCATGAACTGGTTTGGCTGGTGCGGGACGATCTGGTCGACCGTGTCCATCGTCCAGCCGGCCGCCGCGAGCGACTCGGTGACCATCATCGGCACCGTCCGCATGGCGAACTCGAAGACCTCGGCGCCGTTCATCTTGAGGCACGACGTGTCGCCGTGGGCGAGCGACAGATGCTCCGCCCCGCTCCCGTCGCTGCCGAAGGCGACGTGCAGTGGCGGCGCGTCGTCGTCCCGCTCGAGGATCGTCGCGCTCACCGCGTCTCCGAATAGAGGCTCGGTCGCACGGTCGTTCGGCGAGACGACGGTAGACAGGCAGTCGCCGGCGACCAAGAGGACGCGAGGCACGCCTGCTGCGGCTAGGCCAGCCGCCACGGCGAGGCCGTATGTGTAGCCGGAGCACCCTTGGTTCACGTCGAACGCGGCGCACGCCGTGCCGAGGTTGAGCCTTCCGTGCAGGACGTTCGCGACCGGCGGAATCCGCTGGTCCGGCGTCTGCGTGACGACGACGATCGCCTGAACCGCCCGGCCGAGCACCTCGCGGCACGCGGCCTCGGCCAAGTCGGTGAGCGTCAGGCGGTCGACGACACGACGCTCGCAGACGCCGGTGGCGGCCTCAAGTTTCGACGCCGCGGCGCCCCAGCGCGACTGATCTCGCACTGTCGAAGGCACGGCCACGGCGATGTCGCGGATCGCGACGCCTTGGATTGGCACGCTCTCACCTGTCTGGGAATGGCTTCACTGGCACGGAGAACGCCGCCGAATAGCGGGCCTGCCGCGTGATGCGGAACTCGTCGATGTAGCCGGCGAAACCGCTCGCCTGCGTAAGGCCGACACGAACTGGGTATGACGAGTCCGGTGGGCCGCTCGCCGAACCGGCGCTCGCGTCTTCGGTGCCGTTCACCCAGAGTTTCAAGGTCGTGCCGGAACGGGTGACGGCGACGTGATACCACGCATTCGCCACGACCGTTGTCGCGCCTGAGATGATGGTGAACCCGCCGCCGTTCCACAGAAACACTCGGAACTTGCTCGCGTCGGACACCTCAAAGATGAAGTGATTGCTGGACCCGAAGTCCGCGATGCCGTGTCGGCCATTGACAAGCGTCGGCCGCACCCACGCCTCGACCGTGAAATCGTCGCCCGCGAGGCCGAAGTCGGTGCTCGCCGGTACGGACACACTCTGAAAGGATGTCACGCTCATGCTGGCGTCGCCGAACTTGCGGTGCGTCTTCGACGTCGTCGCCCCCGACCGTGTCACGGTGCGCGCGAAACGGCTTGAATCCGTGAACGTCGTCCCGCCGTCCGTGCCGTTCATGTGCAGGAGCAAGAGGACGTCCTCGAAGAACGGGTCGCCCTCGATCGCCGCTGGCCGCAGCCACCGCGGCCTTGCTATCAACGACAAGAGACTCATCGGCCCACCTTCTGAAAGATGACTTGGTAGTCCTTGTGCAGGACGTCGATGTAGCCCGCGTAGACCTCGAGGAAGTCGTCGATCGCCGGCTTCGGCGGCAGGAGGTGCGACTTCTCGGCGGGCATCTGCCAGCGGTAGTCGTCGAAGATGCCGATGCCTCCGACCGGCAGGAGCGGCCACGTCATCGCCGCATCCTTGAAGACGTTTTTGGCCTCGTGGTCGGCGTCGATGTAGACGACGTCAAAACTGTCGCCGGCAGCGATCGCGCGAGCGAGGTATTGCGTCGTCCGCGACTTCACCTTCTCCGTCCGGCCAGCCGTGTTCTGGTCGAATCGCGCCTCCGCGTCGGCGTTCACCCAGTGATCGACGCAGACCAAGACGTCCTCGTCCTCGAGCACGTTGTCGATCACCCAGCACGCCGAGCGGCCCTCGTATGAGCCGAGTTCCAGCCAGCGCAGCGGATGCTTGAGTCGCGGGAGCACGAACTCCCGCCACCGCTTCGATAGCGACTCAGGCAGCCAGTCGTGCGTGAACTGTCTCATTGGATTCCCACGAGTGCGGCCAAGTCGCCGACGGTCTTCGCTTCCATGAGCCGTGCGGCGCTCACGATCACGCCGTACTTCTTGTCGGCCATCGCCATAAACCCCATCGCGCTCATGGAGTCCCACCCGGCGAGGTGGTTTAGGTACATCTCCGGCTGGCTGGTGCCGGCCGGCTGTTCGACCAGTTGGTCGAGCGCCTCGCAGAACTCGCTCATTGTGGCTTCCTGTAGATAACTGCCGCAGGGACTCCCATGACGGTGGATCGCTCCGGCGCCTCGCGGACGACGACGCTGCCGCTGCCCACGATCGACCAGTCGCCGGCGTGGGCGTGCGGCAGGATGCTGGCGTGCGATCCGACGAGGACGCCCTCGCCGAGGCTCGCGTGCCCACAGATGTCGGCGTGGCTTGAGATCGAGCAGTAGTCGCCGGTCACCGTGTCGTGGCCGACGGTCGCGGCGCAGTTGACCGTCACGAAACGCCCGATGGACGACCCGACGCTCAGGATCGCGTGCGGGCAGATCACGCAGCCCTCCCCCGTCGCGGCCGGCTCGGTGACGATCGCGGTCGGGTGGACGAGCGTCCAGAACCGCGCCCCGCGGCTGCGGAGTCGCTCGCAGACGATTCGCTTGAGAGCCGGCTCGCCGATGCCGCACAGGAAGACGTCACGCGGCGAAAACACGAGGTCGTCGGGCAGGATCGGCAGGCCGCACGCGACGCCCTCGGCCGTGTCGAGGAAGGCGTCCACGTCGATGCCGGCGTCCCGTGCCCAGCGAAGCACTTCGCGGCCGAAGCCGCCGGCGCCCACGATGTACGTGTTGCTCACGGCTGCTTGTCCTCTTGGAGGCGGTATCCGAGGAACCAGAGGATTCTGCTCACGTCGCGGGCGCTCGCCGTGATCGTCTCCTCGCTCATCTGCGGAAAGCACACATGGAGCGCCTCGTGGATTTCGGTCTCCATGCGAGTCCGACCTTTCAGCCGCGAGTCGATCAAGACCTTCCGCACCGACGGCTCGCCGGGCTTGTTTGGGTCAGGAAGGTACGCCCACCCGGCGGCACGCCCGCGGAGGCGGCTGTACCGCCACACCCAGCGGGCGCCTGCGATCAGGAAGTGGTGCGTCGCCGGCATCGTGAATAGTGTCTTTGGGGCGCCTAGTGGCGGTCAAGTGGAATTTTCGCCATCCTCGTCGCGGACGAGGAAGTATTCGGCGACCCATTTTCGCAGTTGCGGGGGGGCCGACGCTGTCCATGCTAGCAGGCCGGACTCGTCGACCTCGACGTGCCGGCGCGGGTCGAAGCCCCACTTCAGGGCAGGCTTCCAGCGGTCGACGTAGAGCCGCCGCGCCCTCGATCCGTGGTGGAGATGGATCGCGTCGCTATCGAGCGTCCCGATGTGCCCCTGCACCTTCTGGTAGGCGTTATCGGCCCATCCGAGAAAGTCCTCCCGCATGACCTCGCTCGAGTATTTGATCGCAAGTCGGTCCAGCCGGCCGCACCATGCCACCAGCGACATCGCGTCGCCGGAGCCGAGGATGTGGCGGTCGTAGAGCGGGAAGACCGACCTGCGGGCAGCCCACGCACCGCCCGGACACGCCGGGCGGGACAGGTATCGCCATGCGTCGTCGCCGACGCCCCACAGCACCTCGCCCACGCGACCGCCAGAGTCGATGCAGTGCCAGCGGTTCCACAGTTGAATCACCGGATCGTACTCCAGTTTTTCGCGTGTGCGTTGAATCCACGAGCGGTCGAAGAACAGCACGTCCGCGTCGATCCAAGCGACCTTGTCGTACTGCTCAGGCAGTTTCTCGACGAGCAGGTTGAGCAGGCGTTCCTTCTGCCACAGGACGTTCCGCTCTGTCCCGCGGAGTTTCAGGAATGCGTCTTTGTCGACGAAATCCTGCCCGTCGTAGGCGACCTCGGCGACGAACGTCGGCACGCCCCACCACCGCATCTCGTGCATGAATCGGAGGTAGTTGTCCCTGAGAGACCTGTAGCCGGCCGGATTGAAGTGACAGGTGACGACCGCCAGTTCGCCGGGGAGCACAGTCCGCTCCGTCCGCGGCCTCCGCTCCGGCGCGGCCACCTGATACCGCTGCGACCGGATCGCGTGCCGGGCCGCTGCGACGTAGAGGCGGAGGGCCACGCCCTCTTCGCAGGGGACGCCGAACCTCGCGGCTTCCTCGACGACCCACTGGACGGCACGGTCCCTGTCGAGGCCGTTCTCGTTCGCCCACCGCTCGCGGTGCTCGAGGCGGCGGCTGGCGAAGGAACGCCGAGCCAAGAGGGCGCACGCACGCAGGAGGCGTGTCCCGACGCCGCGGCGCTTCACGGGGTGACCCGCCAGCGCAGAGAGACCGGGTCGTAGAGCAGTTCGGCCTGCTGATCCTCGTCCAGCGTGCGGTCGGTCCCTGTGTCGAGCAGGAGCCGGTTGGACGAGTCGCTCGCCGTCGAGGCGTGGACGAGCGTGACGGTATGCGTGGCGACGTTGATGAGTCGAAGGATGGAGCCTTCGCCGCCGCCGGAGAAGCCGGTCACCAGATGCGCCGAGTTCGCACTGAGACGCAGGACGGTGTGCGTGCCGGGGTTGTAGTTGTTGAGGGCGGCGGTGACGGACAAAGTTGTCCACGAGTACGCCGGAGCCGACGGCGGGTCGCTGATGATCCGCCAGATGTTGCTCGTCGGATCGTAGAACGCCGACGCCGCCTCGCCGCGGCTGAGTTTCTTGTTGCCGCCGACGATCGTGATTCGGTTCGACGACTCGCTCTCCACGGAGTCGGAGACGAACGTGACGTCGTTCGTGCCGACGTTGACGAGCAACTTGACGACGCCGGACTGACCGCCCGACAGGCCCGTGATCTCCGTGGCGGCCGTGGCCGAAATCCGCACGATGTCGGACGTGCCGGCGTTGTAGTTGTTCTCGATCGCCAGCGGTCCTCGCGTCTCGACGGCGAGGACGGTTCGGGCTGCCGATACGTCGGTCGCCACGAGCGTGATCGTGCCGGTCTTGCCGTTGACGCTCGATACCGGGCCGACCTTCGCGGCCTCGGTCACGAAGTCCGTGACGTTTGCAGCGACATGGGTGTGGCTCGCGGAGGCCGCCGAGACATCGGTCGAGACGAGCGTGATCGTGCCCGTGCGTCCGTTGACGCTGGATACCGACTGGTTCGCCAGCACGCCGGCGCCGAAGTCAGTGATGTTGGCAACGACGTGGGTGTGGCTGGCGGAGGCCGCGGAGACGTCCGTTGACACGAGCGTGATCGTGCCAGTCCGGCCGTTGACGCTAGAGACCGGGCCAACCTTGGCCGCTTCCGTCACGAAGTCCGTGATATTCGCGGCGACGTGCGTGTGGACCGCCGAGGCCGCCGAGACGTCCGTTGAGACCAGCGTGATTGTGCCGGTGCGTCCATTGACGCTCGACACGGGGCCGTATTTGGTCGCTTCCGTGACGAAGTCGGTCACATTGGCGGCAACGTGGGTGTGGCTCGCACTCGCGGCCGAGACATCGGAGGCAACGAGCGTGACCGTGCCAGTACGTCCATTGACGCTGGAGACGGGGCCGACCTTCGCAGCCTCGGTAGAGAAGTCCGTGATATTCGCGGCGACGTGCGTGTGGCTGGCACTCGCCGCGGAGACGTCGGTCGAGACCAGCGTGATCGTGCCGGTCCTGCCGTTCACCGATGACACGGGGCCGACTTTGGCTGCCTCGGTCGCGAAGTCTGTCACGTTCGCTGCGACGTGCGTGTGGCTGGCCGATGCTGCGGAGACATCGGAGGCGACGAGGGTGACAGTGCCCGTCCTCCCGTTCACAGAGGATACGGGGCCGACCTTTGCGGCCTCGGTCGTGAAGTCCGTGATGTTCGCGGCAACGTGCGTGTGGACGGCGCTCGCGGCCGACACGTCGGCCGAGACCAGCGTGACGGCTCCGGTCCTGCCATTGACGCTGGTCACCGAGCCGCCGCCTGTCCCACCGGCAGACCCCGTGATCGTGATGAAGCCGGCGGACGTCGAAATCGTGACGTTGTCGCCTGCCACGATTGAGAGCGTGCCGGTCTGGGCGTTCAGGCTCTGGACGTAGGAGTGGGCGTGCGTCGAGGAGGCCGCGGAGACGTCGGATGCGACGAGGGTGACCGTCCCCGTCCTGCCGTTGACGCTTGAGACCGCCCCGCCGGTCGTACCGCCTCCGGCCGAGCCGACGATCGTGATCCCGCTCGATGATGTCGAGATCGTGATGTTGCTGCCGGCGAGGACGTTGAGCGTCCCGGTGAGGCTGTTGAGGCTCTGGACGTAGGAGTGGCCGTGTGTGTTGCTGGCGGCCCCGACGTCGGTAGCGTTCAGGACGACCGCCCCGGTCTTCCCGTTGACGCTCGAGACTGGGGCGTCTGCGGCGGCGATCGTGAAGACGCCGCTGGTGGTCGTGACGGTGACGTTGTTCCCACCGGCCACGAGCAGGCCGGTCACGGCTTGGGCGACCATCGTCCCGACGCCGACGTCTACCGATCCCGGCGAGCCGACGGAGACGCCGATGGTCGTCTCGGCCACGCTGGCAACGACGTTCGTCGTCCCGACGACCGTGACGTTGATGCTCATGGGTTCGCCACTGTCACGGTGCCGGAGAGAACGGTCCTCGTGACCTGCCCGGTATCAACCCACCGCAAGTACCAGCGGTAGGCGATCGCCGGCGAGAGCGCGGCGGTCTGAACCTCGGAGAGACCGATCGTGATCTGACCCGCCGCGAGGTTTGTGTTCGAGATGGCGAACGTGGCCGCCGTCTCGCCGATGCCTGTCACGAACCCGGTGCCGCCGCCGCCCGAGGCGTAGACGGCTGTGACGTAGACGGCCGTCGTGATCGTGTACCCGGTGAGGTCGCGATCAAAGTCCAATGCCACGGCAACTTCGTCGCCGGAGACGAAGGTGATGTCCAGCGTGCCCGGTAATTGCGAGAAAGTAGCCATTAGTCCATTTTAGCCTTTCTGCGGGCGTTCTTGATTGCTCGGCGGACGAGCATTCGACCAGCCACGTCGAGGAATGGGAGGCCGCGAGCCTCGGCTTCCTCGCGCATCACGGCGACGACCTCCTCGATGCGTTCTGGCTTCTCGCATTCATCCGGTCCCCATGCGTCCATCTCAGCGGCTTTCGCTCGGCACTGGCAGGTTGGCGTCGGCTCGATGCCGAAGTGCTTCAGGAGTTTCGATAGTTCGGTTCCGGGGCCGGATGGTGGCGGCGGCGATGGCTGCTCGTAGCCCGGCTTCGGGTGCCTCGGATACGCCGGGTGCTCGGTGTCGATCGTCCATTGGTCGCCGTCCTGCGCGACGACGCACGGCATCACATCGTCGATGGCGTAGCCGCGCTGAATACACCGACTGTTCAGATTGTCCCTGTGTGTTGTTATCACGGCAGAGGATTTGTTTCGCATGGAATCCCGATTCCGAATGCGTTGTAGTTCTCGCTCTCGCCGACGACGGACAGAGTCAATGCGGATATCTCTCCGGTGAATTGTATTATCCCGCTCCCTTCAAGGCCCGTCAGCGTCGCTCCGGCTCCTTGCAGGCACTGCCCGGGCTGCTCGCACTGGCCGAAAATGGAATGCGCTCCTTGGCTGTAAATGGAGAGTTCTTCTGAAAATTGCCACGTCACCGACTTGTTGACGAGTGGCGGAAGTTTTGGCCCTGGCCTTAAAAATGCACCGAGCGATATTATCGGCATCACTATTCTGCTAGCCGGCGCGGACAGCGCGATTTCATAGGCTGCATCTTCTGATTCTTCTTTTAGCGCTACAACAGAATTTGATCCGGGCGTTGTCAGGCACGGCCAGTCGTATGCCGAGCCTGAAAACCCACGCAGATATTGTGTTGCCGTTGCCGTCCTCGCAACAATCGGACCGCCCGAAATATTGATGCTTATCTGGCCGTTATCTACCGCGATCACGCCAGTCGCCGCGGCGGCAGTAATGCTGGAAAACGAAGCGTAGCATATCCTGCATGCGCAACACAGGCATACCATCAAGTCACCTTAAATCGCAAAACTGTTGTAGTAAAAGTAGACCCGATAACGGTAATTTTCGCTGTCGACTGCGTCTTGGATACGACGATCGTGCAATCGGAAGTTCTGAGAACGGCCGCGATCTGCACGTCGCTTACAATTGATAGCGTGGATGTCGACCCGACGAACACAGCCGTCGCTGTTTCAAACGGCACGTCAATCAAGAACCACGCAGTGCCGTCTTTCGCGATCGCGCACTCGGTGGACGCTCCGGTGGATGTCGTTGCCAACGGGAAGAAAAGATTCGTGGCATTCACCGTATTCGGTGTAGTCGTCTGGTACTTGAACGTGACCGTCTTCGTCGCATTGATCGCCCACGATCCGGTGAACGTGCAAATCCGAAACACCTTCGCCGACCGCGGCTCCTCGCCCTCGAGGATGACCTGAGTGCGTCGGAAGCCTGAGCCGATAGGCTCCCCGTCGACGCGGTCGATGGTGCGTCGTATCTGCGAGAGCAGGTTCGGGCCAAGGAGGAAGCCTTCGGCCATGTTAGGTGAGCCTCAAGCCGAAGTTGCTGAAGTCGTAATCGTCTTGGACTTGATATCTGTGAATCAGAACCTTCGGTGCCGCGAAAGGACTTCTGGCCGTTCCGTCGTCGTTCAATGCAATCGGCTGGGCACTTGGCCTCTGCGAGACCTTTCCTTCCTCGCTTTCGTAGACACGAACGTGGGCACGCACTTTTTCACCAACGCCTACCCCATCAGGCAGCGCCACAGGAATTTGTATTTGGTAGTCTTTGTGTCGAAGCGGCTGTCCAAAGTCGTCTCGATCGTTCGCGACCTGCGATCCGTTCGGGCCGCTTGGAGTGTGAGCCTTCACATTAAACCCGCTCTGGGGTTGCACAACGTCCCACCCGATGAATTGATTCACTGGCGATCCAACCCAGTTTGAGCGGAATGCGAACTCGTATGACGCCTTCCAGCCTCGATAGAGCACAGTTCCCCATTGCTCTAGTGCTGGCTGGGTCTGGACACCCTTGAACATCACTGACCGTGGCTGCATCGACAGGCTTCCGAGCGTGATGGCATTTCTGTTCACCAGCCCAGCATAAAGGCAATGCCGAGTTGGGTCGCTTAATTCAAACTGTTCGACCGATATTGTGACGATTGGCTCAAGTTTTGCTACGCCTTCGTACATATCTCCGACAGGATTTGCACACGGGACTGTGTTGCCAGCGTCAGGGCCGGTTATCCCTTTCCACACATACGCCGGAACTTCCTGAAGTGAAGTCGACACAGACCAGTTCGCAGGCCGGATGTCCGGCGAGAACTGCCCGGGGTCTTGGCCGGCGTCACCGCCTCCCGGCGTCGTCCGGTAGTTGAACGTCGCGACGATCACCATCCGGCTGTCGCCGTCGTACTGGGCCGAGTAGGACGCGCAGTAGAGGCCGGACTCGGACGGGTGCTCTTGGCCGATCTGGACGCCGCAGGTCGCGGCGACGTTCACGTACTCGCTGACGTCCGACTTGATGATCCTGAAGACCCGCGTGGTCGAGGATGCGATCTGCCCCTCTTCCGACGAGAAGTCGTACTGGACGCCGGCGTAGACCTCTTTCACCATCTTCGGCATGGATCAGCCCTCTGTGATGTCCACGCGGAGGCGGGCGCCGGACACGCCGATCGCGACGTACTCGGTGCCGCTCGTCATCCTCGTGATCGCCGGCTCGCCGCCGCGGAGCGTCGCGAACCCGACGAACGACCCGCCGGCCTCGATGCCGATCTGCACGGTCGACGCCGACGACGTCGCGAGGTTTCGCAGGAACGCCATGCCGACCGTCGACAGGTTCGCCGTCGATATGACGGTCGAATTCGTCGTGAGGTCGTAGACGACGCTCTTGTAACCGGCCTTCGACATCGAGGCCGTGATCTGGCTGATCTGAATCTGGTTCGACAGGTTGTCCTTGTCGACCTTGAGCGTCATGGAGTAGGTGATGTCTGCCATCGGTTGGTTCCTTACGGGGCTACCTGCGGGCCTGCGCGTCCTATCTGCACCAATTCATTGAGCGCCTGCGTCTGCTTCTGAAGTTCCACGAGGTTCACGTCCCTCGCCGGGTCTTCTCCGCGGAGTAGCCTGTTGAGTTCCTGCTGGCCTTGGAGCGTGGATGCGTCGGAGGCTTGCAGGGCGGCCCGCGACGGGCCTTGCAGGAGGGCGTTGGCGACTTCGTCAGAGAAGCCGACGAGGAGTGGAGCGGCCTGTTCGGCTGCCTGCCGGAATGCACGTTGCCTCGCTTCACCGACTGCCGCTTCATCAATCAGGCCAGTTGTCTCCTCCGCTGTCCTTGCGGCGGCCAGCCGGATGCCCTCCAAGTCTCTCGCCAACTGTTCGGCGGCTCGCTGGCCCGGGCTTTGTAGGAACTGCTGCCCGGCGGCCTCGAGCAGGGGTCGCTGTCGCTCAAATATGTCTTGGCGGGTAGCCGCTTCTGCATCCGCTTCAGCACGTCTCCTGAACGGTTCCGTCTGAGCATCCAGTTCAGCCAGCCTTCGCCTCAAAACTGCCTCGGTTCTGGCCGAGAGGTTCCCAGATGCGAGTTGCTCGAGGATTGCCTGCTGCTCCTCAAATACGTCTGGCAAGTTCCTTCGGATGTCTTCTTCAGCACGAGCACGCTGTGATGCCAACTCTGCTTGGGCATTCGCTGCGGATCGCCGCTGTCTGTCTCGGTCTTCTCTCGCGCGCTCGACATCGCGTCGCGACTGCGGCGTACTGAACGCGACGTCGCGCTCAATGGCGTCGTCAAGAGCCTGCTGCGCCTGCTGCGCGCGCGACGCGACTCCGTCCTCGGCGCGGGCGATCGCCTCTGTGAACGTGCGGAGGGCGCGTGTGGCGGCTTCTAGGGTGCTGATCTGAATCGAAAGAGCGTCAATCGACTGTTGAGCCAGTCGTTGCGTCAGAGGGTCTTGCGCCGACCGTGCGTCCTCCAGTTGGCGGACAGACTCGTTTCGCTGAAACTCTAACTGTCGCAAAGCCCTCGCGAGTTGTCCTTCTGGCGCTCTCGACGCATCTAGGTTTTGCCTGACACGGGCGGCACGCGCGTCGAACGTCGACTGCGGGTCCAGTGCGAGCCTCTGGCGAAACGCGAACGCCTCATCCTCCAACCTTCGTCCGCTTCTCTGAAGTTCAGAAACACGAGCGACAGCCGATTGCCGACGGCGTTCGGCGTCACGGATTGCGCCCTCGCGATCAGGATCGTTAGCAGGCAGTTGCTGCGCGTTGGTCAGCGATGTCGTGGCGTCGTTGACCTCGCGCTCCGCGGCCGTCAGAGCCTCCGCGGCAGCGGTCAGCCGCTGGTTGAACAGGACAGCGTTCGGCAATCCCTGCCGGATGGCTTCTCGCACATCGTCCTGAGCCTGACCAATCCCGAGCGCCGCTGCACGCAGGGAGATGACGACGTTGATGGCTTCCTCGCCGATTCTTGCTATGTCGTCTCGCTGGATAGCCGCAAGAAGCGATGCGATCTCCTGCAACTGACGATCAATAAATACCTGCTCGGCACCACCCGCTCTTCTCCGTCTGGCGCTTAGTTCGTCCCTTCTTCTCTCAAGCAACAAACGGGCGTCTTCAGTCGTTCTGACCGCCGCGCCCGGTCCTGCCTCGAACTCTCGCCTTCTCGCCTCGCCCTCTCTAATCTGAATTTCAAGAGCCTGACCGAGGTCTGCGAACGCTGCCTCTGCCTGCTGCTGTACCTGCCTCGCGACGATGCCCGAGACGTCTGCGGCTGCCACGGGCGGACGCGCGGCAGCCGCCTCCGCGGCTCGCCGCTCCCTTGCCTGCGACTGCTCGATCTCGCGGCGAAGTGCGACAACCTGTCCTACCGTGGTAGCGTTTTGCAGTTCACGCTCGCGGGCAGCCTGCACGGCGCGCTCGCGCTGAACCGTAGGATCGAGCGACGCCGCCCGCTCTCTTTGGGCCTCTCGCTGCTGCTGCCGCAGTTGCTCGATCTGTCTGCGGAATTCCTCTGCGTCGCGGGCGCCTCCAGAGAAGGCACCGAGCGTGATCGACTGCCCTAGATTCCTAAATGACTCTGCCAACTGATCGACGAGTGTTTTCTGTCTCGACAGGGCGTCGTTGAGCGCTCTCGTGCGGTCAGTGGCCTCGACGCCTGCGTTCGCCCACCTGATCAAGGCGACAACTGCCTGCGCGCCTAGCGAAGCCGCTACGCCGATAATAAGCCCCCTAGTTCCGTCGAGCACGAAACCAAGTTGCGAAACATTGTTTCCGATGGCGCGTATGCGTTGACTAATGTCTCCGGTGACAGAGAAGAAGTCATCGACGGCGAACGTCGCCTGCTGTACAGCCAAACCGACATTTCCGAATGCGCCGCGGCCGACGTCGCCTGCCCGGTTGAGGTTCTCTGTGAGCCTCCGCGGACTGATTCCAGAAACGGCTGCCGTCGCCCGAATCGCCTCTTGTTCGACCTGATTGATCTCCGCAGCGAGACGACGAAAGCCGCCGGGCGCGTTTGCTGCCCGCTGGAGCGTGGCGGCGTACCTGTCCGCAGCGGACTCGGCCTGTGTTGTGTCGCCCGTAGCCCTCGCCAACTGTTGCCGCAGGGCCGTTAGGCGGCCAGCAGCGCGAGTGAAGTCTGTTGCGTCGGCGAAGTTTCTAAACGACCCTCCGAACGCATTGAAAGCCCGCTCGGCCCGGCCGACCTCCTGCCGCAACTGCACGACACGCTGCGTCGCTCGTTCCAATTCCTCCGGCGAGGCGTCGGTCGCGGCGAGGCGGAGGAGTTCGTTCTCAGCGTCGCGGATCGCCGGTATGAACCTCGTCCTCACGCCGGCTGGCAACTGGTCGATCTGGTTCTTGACCTGAACCGTCGCGGCCTCGAGGCGTGCGAACTCGGCGGCCGACGAGGCGATGTCGGGTCCGAGGCGGTCGGAGATGCCTTGGAGTTGGGCGGTGCGCTGGGCGTTCGGGTCTGGTGATGTGATGACTGGTGGGAGGAACGTAGACGCGACCTCAACGCGGCGCCGGCGGTCGGCGATTGCCTCCTCCGCTGCGGCCCGCTGTTCTCGCTCTGCTGCGATGTCTCTGATTCGCTGTTGAATCGTGCGGCCCGTCGGGTCTCGTGTGCTGACTAGCGTCGATGGGTTAGGAGGCCCAAACTCACCGTCCGCGTTGCCCGGTATCGGACGAAACTCGCGAATCCCTCGCTCTGTAGTTCGGACGACATCGTCGAGCCTATCTATTGCCTCTGCCAGAAGAGTCAGCCCGCCGGCTGGGTTCTGCCTCGCTGCGTTTGCGAGGTTCTCGACTGCGGCTCGCTGTCCTTCCAGCGACTGCCTGACGTTCTCTGGCAGCGCAAGGAATCTCTGGCCCAGTTGATCCAGCCTCGACAGTTCTGTCTCTATCGTGTTGACTCGGCGTCCAAACACCACGCCCCTGTCCTGCGGCTGCGAGAGCACGCCGGCGGTGGCTGCGTCGAACGCGCTGGCGTTTCTCCTTGCCAACTCACCAGATCGTCGGTTCAGTTCGGTCGCCGAGAAACGAGTGGCGGCTTGCTCCTGAGCCTGAGCGACCTCTCGCTGTCGCTGTGCCACCTGCGCTGAAAGAGCAGCCTGACGTTCCAACTGCGAATTGACCTGCCCGAGCCGCTGCACCTGCGCGTCCAGCGCAGCCTGAGCGGCAGCGGCGTCGCCTCTTCGCGTATTGCGGATGTTTTCAAGGACAGAAAGTAGCCGAGCAGCCTCCTCAGCCTCGCGCCGCTGGAGTTCCACCAACTGGGCAACCGCTCCGCTGCGGCGGGCGTCCGCCGGCAGGGCAGATGCAGCCGACTGCGAAGCGGATGCTCTCTGAAGTTCGGACGCCAGATCAGCCTGCTGAAATCGCAACTCACGGCCGGTCGCGAGACCGGAGACGGCGGACCCGGCCTCAGAGAGACGGCGGATCGAAATCACCGTCTCATCGACGACTCGCTTATATCGCTCGTAGTCTTGGGCGTTCTTGATCGCGCCGCGTGTGATGTTGTTCTGGGCCGTCGTTGCCGCGTTTTGAGCGCGCACCAACGAGCCGACGAACTCGTTCTGGATCGTCGCCGACAGGCCAGAGAACGCCTTGGCGCTTGACCCGAGCGGCCTTGCGATGTCCTCGGCGGCGCCGACGAGAGCGCGAATCCTCGCTTCCGCCCCGCCGGTGTCGATGTTCAGGCGGTCTCGCGACCTCGCCTGAATCGCACGCTCCAGCCGCTGAATCGGCGTGAAAATCTGGTCGAACGACCGGGCGGCTGCCGAGTTGGCCGAAGAGAGCGTCGAACTGATCCGCTTGGCGAAGCGCTCGACGTCTTTGGCGCTGTTGTCCAGCCCGCGGCTGAACTGCGCCATGTTGATCGTGCCGACGGCGGCGATCTTGCCGATGTAGTTCGCCATCTCACGATCCTTGCGGCGGGCCGAACAACTTGGACAACTCCGCGATCATCTGCTCGTTGGACTGCGGCTTCTTCCGTGATGCCGGGATGAACACGTCCTCGTCGGGGATGCGCTTGTAGTTCCCGCTCGCGGCCATGATCGTCCGGCAGATGCGTGCCGTCTGAAGCCACGGGTTTGGCAGCGGGTATATCTGGTCAAACGCTGCCCACTCGGAGAGTTCCTCGCTGTCGACGGTGTTCAGGAGTTCCTTGACGCTGCGGCCGAGCGCCAGAGCCAGCCTCAAGTAGAAGAGGCGTTCTGGGCGCTCGGCGAATCGTTTCCCAGCGCCTCCACGGCGGCCGGCGTGAAGGCGTTGAACTCCCACGCGGCGTCGAACAGGCGGTTGATCACCGCGCTCGACTTCTTGTTGAGAGCCTCGACCTCGTCGTTCGTGAAGAGGCGGTCGCCGTCTGAGTTGCAGATGGTCAGCACGAGGAACCTCGTGCGGAACGACTCCATCTTCTTGTCGGCGAACGCCTGCTCGAACACGTCGCGATCGGCACCGCTGATGACGCGGACGCAGACGCTGCCACCCCACTCGGCGACCTCGACCTCCTTGGTCTTGATGTCCTTCGCTTCGAGGATCGCCTTCTTCGACAGGATCACGGATAACCTCCTACACCGTGGAATCGGTCATACGAAACTTCAACTGGCCGCGAACCACGTCGGCCGTCTGTGCTGTCACGCTCGCGCTCTCGAGGATCGCCCGCCGGATGACCGAGTAGGCGGGACTGGTGAACGCGAGGATGCCGTTGGTTCCGATCAGCGTCTGCGGGTCGGTTCCGCCGGCGTAGAGGAAATCCACCGTCACCGAGCCGCCCGTGATCGCTCCGGTCGCGACCTGTACCGTGTACCCCGTCGCGTCGCCGACGCCGGTCATGTCCACGATCTCGGCGACGGGCGTCTCCACCTGCACGCTGGTCACCGTCGCGGCGATGCCGTTGAAGGTGAAGGTCGCGTTGTAGGGCACGCCGATCGGCACGGTCAGACCTGCACGCGGAAGGAGGCGCTCCCTCGCACCAAGTCACCAGCGGACGCGGTGACCTGCACCGACACGCACGTCGCGACGGCGCCCGTGAACGAGAACGCTCCGGCGATTGAGATCGCCCCGGTCGCCCCGATGGCCGGCGGCGTGCCGGAGATGAACTCCAACTCGACGTTCGGCCGCTCGTCCGATGTGCGGTGCGTGATGTACGTCGGCTCGAAGTCGTCGCGGCCCATTCCCATGTGCGGGGCCGAGACTGTCGCACGCTCGGAGCCGCCGACGTATCGCACGCTCGTGGCTGCGAATGTGGCGGCTGCGAACGTGAACGTCGTGCCTTGGGACGAGCGGCCCGCCATCGCTTACGCGACGCGGAACGTCGCACTCCCAGAGACGAGGGCGCCGACCGACCCGCCGAGCGACGCGGACGCGCAGGTCGCGTTGCCGCTGAAGTTGATCGGCCCCGTGATCGACAGGGCACCGGACGCACCGGCGGTGAGGATGTTCGTGGAGATGTAGTCGACGGTGACCTCGCGGTCGGTCGCGAAGCCGCCGACGAACTCTCGCCGCTGGTTCGGGCCGATGCCGAGGTGGCTGCCGTCGATGAGGTCTTGCGTGTCATTGACCTGCACGCTGGTGATCGTCAGCGTCGTGCCGCCGAACGAAAACGTGAGTCCCTGTGCGGAAATACCAGCCATTGCCGCGCCTCCTTGCGCCTAGTTGTGTTTGTCTGTCGGCTAAGACTGCGACTCCTGCCACCTCGCCTGCCACAGTTGCCGGACCTCGTAGGCCGGAGGCATCTGCGAACCGACGGTGGTGGGGTCGAGGAAGTCGTCCGTCTCCGACACCAACCTCATATCTTCAATTGTAACCCCGGCAAGCGTGCCAGTTCGGCCGTCCAGCGCAAGCCGGACGTCGTCGGCGAGTTCCCTTGCGGCGTCGTGGGTGAGCGCCCACGAGGCGACTTGGATGCTGACCATCGGCAGGTAAAGCGGCCCCGAGAGCGTCGACTCGCGGGCCACATTTGCTCTCTTGTAGACAAGGAACGGGAAGTCGGTCTTCGGCACCGCCACGGCGTAGATACGGAACCCGACCCGCCGGGCCACGGCCGGGTTGCCGGCGAGGACTTGGTAGATGTGCTTTTCAGGCTGGAGGAGCATGGCTAGTTGCTCAGGTCGGCGACGAACTTGGTCAGTGACGCCCGAACGGCCGACAGGACGGCCTGCCGGCTGACGCCGATGGCTCGCTCCATCGGATGCGTGGCACGCATGGCGCCGTAGGTCTCGCCCGGCGACAGAAAGTACGGCCGCGTGCCGCCGCTGCTCGTGCGGACGAACGCCCCACGGCCGGTCCTGCGGGCAGGGTGCCGCTCGTTGATGCTGCCCATCAGGAAGTAGTACCCGCGGCCCATCTGCTCAAACTGCTCGTTGTCGAAGACGAACCCGCCGTCTCGGTTCGTGATCCGCCGGAAACGCCGGTTGATCTTCTCGTGGACGTTCAGGTACGTGCGGCGGTTCTGGGTGGCTGGCCGGCGACGGTCGGTGCCGAATTCAACGAGCCAAGCGTGGTTCCCGGCCCCCTTCTCCTCGACGTCCCACTCTTTGCCAGCCACGGCGTGCTGCGGGCCGGCGACGGCGATGTAGATGCCTTCGTAGGTCCGCTTTCCCTTCCGCGAGACCGTGGCCCGACTCAGGTTCCCGGTGACGCTGTTGACCTTCCCGCGGTACGAGTCGCGGACGGCCTCCATGCCCTTGATGATCGACTTCTGGAGGTAGCCGCCGGGGTCTTGCAGGCACTTGTCGGCCGCCCGCTCGAGCGCGGTGATCAGGTCTCCGATGCCGGAGATGTCGAAACTGGCGAAAGACTCCGCGGCGTCGCGGGCCGTGCCGCCGCGAGGCAGAATCCGCGATGTCGTTGCGTCGAGGCGAACTGCCATCACTGCACCTCTCTGGCGAGCATCTCGAGGTACGTGCGGTTCCCGCGCTCCGTCACGCTCGCCAACTCCATTGTCCTGCCCTTCCAGACCACGCGGTGGAGATGCGTGACATCCTCGCGATACCGGATGCGGATGCGGTGGGTGGCGATCACGTTGGCCTGCTGGGCTTGCAGGACGTCCCGGCTCGAAAGCCCCTCAACCTGCGCCCAGAACGTCCCGACGGTCGTCTCCCACGAGAACGTCGACTCGCCCGAGAAACTCCGCGTCTCCGTCGGGGCGAGGATCGTGACCCGCTCGGTGTACTTGCCGATGTCGATCACGACACGCTCCCGTTCCCGAGGAGCACGATGTCATAGGAGCCGCCGTTGGTCCCGGTCACCGTCACGCCGGAGGCCGACATACCCGTCGCCGACGGGTCGGACTGCACCGCCACGGCGCCGGCCGCCACGGTCAGGCCGGAGGCCGGGAACGGCGCCCCGGCGAACGCGAGGCTCGACGCCCCTTTGTTTCGCACGTAGTAGAGTTTCACGGCCGTGAGCGTCACGGTGACCGTGGCCCCGTCACGGACGTCCGAGAGCGTTGCCAGCGAGAACGTCTGCGACGCCCCCGAGAGCGTCTTCGTGGCACTCCACGCCAGTTGGGCTTGGTTGCCCGCCGTGCCATTCGTCAGCGTCTGGGCGTAGGACGCCGGCGTCACCCGCAGCGACGAGGACAGGTCCGTCGCCGAGGTCTCGTGGGCCAGTACCGACAGGCTGATCTGTGCCGAGAATGCCATCGCTCACGTCCCCATCGCGTAGAACTCGTACCGTTCGGAAGGCACGCCGCCAACCCGGAGGATCGATCCCCCGACGGTCGTTCCGAACCCGTCCGAGTTCGGGCACGACAAAAGCCACGCCCCCAGCGGCCGGATCGGAAACCCGCGGAGCGTCAGGCTCCCGAGGTTGACCATCGGCGAGAAGTTCCACGACGTCGCGTCCTGCCGGAAGATCGAGAACTGCGTGCCGTTCCAGCCGGCCGACAGGCCGATCGCCGACGTCTCCGAGAGGTTCTTGACGAAGAGCAACTTCACGACCGAGAGGCCGCCGGTGGCGAAGTTGATCTCGTCGTATCCGATCTCGCCGATCGTCCGCCGCTCCGCGTACACGAGGTCGCAGTCGCCGGCGTCCACGCCGATCGAGATCGGCTTCACCTCGACACCCGTCGCCAGCCCGCTCTGCGTCGTGCGACGGGCATCGACGCTTGCGCGAATCTGGGCGGTGAGTGTCATCGGTAGCCGGCCCACCCGGAGGCCGCCAAGAGCGTGTCGAACGTCTGCGGCACCGGCAGCACCTGCGAGTAGCCAGTGACCACGGGCTGCCGCATCTCGAACCAGTGTGCGACCAAGAGCGCGATCGCCTGCCGGAGGATCGGCGGCGTCGAGGCACCGGAGGAGCCGTAGCCGGCCGTCCACTGCACGACCACGCTGTTCTCGTCGCCGCGAACCGCCGGCCAGACGCCGTTGTAGTTGGGGTAGATGCGGCCCGGCGTCGTGTAGCGATCGACCTGAAAGTCGCCGGCGGCGCTTGAGAGCGAAAGGTTCTGCCCTGCCTCGTTGCGGTAGGTGACCGTCACGGTCTCCGGCTGCATCGGCGGGCGGGGCAGAATGAGTTCCCACAACGGGAACACGTCATAGCGGGCCTGCCAGACCTGCGTGATGACGCTGATGTCGAGGATGTCCTCGACGTACTGCCTCGCGGCCGTGATGTACGTCTGGACGAGAGCGTCGGAGGTGTCGTCGTCGATCCTGCACTGCGCCTTCGCCTCGGCGAGGCTTAACGGCTCGACCACGGGCGGCGTGGCCTGATACAGGCTCCTGTACGGCGTGATGCCGATCGTCGGTGACCTTGGCTCGCCGTAGACAATCGTGACGTTCATTTCTTCGGCTTCCTGCGGTGCTGCTCGACGGCCCGCTCGAGCGGCGGATCGGTCGCGTCCGCGGTCTCAACCTCTGGCGGAGCCGGCCGGACCTCCTCGATCAGGCCGCGGGCGGCTAGGACGCGGGCCATCCCGTCGCCCCAGTCGAACTCTTGGCCTTCCTTGTAGTTCGCGAAGTTCTTCTTGATCCGCACTCTCATGCCACGAATCCCCACGCACCCTCCGGCGCCTGCTGGCCGCTGTTCCAATACTCGGTCGTGTGCTGCTGAATCTTCCCGCCCTCGGTGGTGCGGCTGGGCCATGTGATCATCAGTTCGGCGTGGCCGACGCTGACGTGCGTCGCGATGCCCAGCGTGTTGCCGGCGGACTCCCACGCTCGCCAGAATGCGATGTCCTCATCGACGTGGCCGCCGGTGAACTCTCCCTGCTCGTTGGCCTTCGCCAAGAACCACGGCTTGGGCGTCTTCTTGAGCGCGGCGCACCGCAGGAACGTGCAGCCGAAGTGCGCCGTCGCGACCCGCTGGACCGGCTTCTTGAACCAGTCCTCGTCGACCGTCGTCTGCTGCTCCGGCGTCACGCCCGGCAGGGCGAACATCACCGCGTTCGCCTCCCGCTTCGTCTGGAGCGGGGCGATCGCGTCCACTCCCGAGTGCATCAGGAGTGCGAGCAGCGCTTCGATCGTCTTCGACGTGAAGATCGTGTCGTAGTCGAACGTCAGGATCACGTCGTGGTTGTCCACGACGGTTTCCATCGAACGCTGGAGGCATTGCCCCCAGAACGCCCCGGTGTACTTGATCGGCGAGATGCGATGCGGCGCGAGAGCCTGCGCGACGCAGAAGAAGTTGTCCGTGAAGCCGAGGCGTGGCGTGCTCATGAGAGCAGCCACTTTGACCTCGGCTTCCACGTTGCCGATACGCAGTAGCATGGAGTGCTCCTTGGAAGGAGCGGGGGCGCCTCCATGCGCCTGCTCGGCCGTCATGGCCGTCCCGCTGTACGGGAATCAGCCCTTGACCCACTTGGCGACGTTGACCTCGGCGTCGGTCGACGGGAACTCCTCGCCTCGCGACAGGAGCGCCACGACGCTGACCGCGGCGGTCACGTCGGGGGTCACCGTCACGCGGAGGTACCGCTTCCGAGCCTTGCAGTCGACGTCCATCTTGACGATGGAGCCGACCGAGGTGCTCACCGCCGACATCGTGAAGCCGCTCGCGCCGTCCTTCACGAAGGCCGCGACGTCGCCGTAGGACGAGTTGTCGTCGGACTCTTCGATCTTCAGGACGCTCGCGAACGCCGTGCCGGCGGAGGGTGCCTTCGACACGACCACGGAGGCGTAGTCGTAGTTCCGGCGGTCGACGACCATCGTGGTGGTGGCGGTCGAGCCGACGGTGACCGGGCCGCTCGTGTGGCCGACGACCTTGAGGTTCTGGTTGTGGATCATCTCTGGCGTGCTCCTGTTATCACGAGGCCGCGGACTTGAGGGCCACCACCGGGCCGACCTCGCTGGTCGATCCGAGGGAGTGGTGGTTCACGTCGAACCGCATCGTCCCTTGCAGGAGGAGTTGGTCCGTCGTGGCGTAGACCTGATCGTAGAGCCGGACGCTGAAGTCACGCCGGCGGGCGTAGATGCTCGACAGGCTCATGTTGCCGAAGAGCACCTTGACCTTGTTCGCGTCCGCACCCAGCGTGCTGTTCATGACATGCACGAGCGTGACGGGGTAGCCGAGGAACGTGTCGACCGTTCCGGCCTGCACGTTCTCGACGGTGTTGCCACCAGCGGCGTACTTCAGGCGGGCGATCGACGCGGCGTAGCCGGCCGGAGACACGTACCAACGAGCGCCAGCCCTCGCGTAGATCGGCAATTTGCCCATCGCGGCGAGGAAGTCCTCGAGGTCGAGGGTCTCGAAGCCGGTGTTGCCAGCGATGGCACCCACCACCGAGGCGGTGTGCGTGCCGTCGTTGATCTTCTCGACGATGCCGTGAACGCCGCCGTAGGTTCCGAGCGTCCCGTCCCCGAGCCAGCCGCAAAGGTCGATCTTGTAGGCGAGGCTCTGGGCGAACTCGGTGGCGACCGCATCAGCGAGTCCCACCACGCCCTGCGAGTCCTCGACCAGTTCGGTCGACATCCGGCAGCCGACGGCGAGTTTCTTCGCCACGAGCGACACGTTGCCGTAGGTCGGCTCGCTCTCGGTCACGGCCGAGCCTTCGCCGACGAAGTAGGCGGTCGTGCCGGTGAGCCGCTTGGGGATCACGAGCGTGTCGCGGGTCATCGAGATGTTCTCGCACGCCGGCGGGAGCGTCCCGTAGGACTCGACCAGCCGGATCACGCGATTGGCGAACTCGTCGGGGACGAGCGCTCCGCCGGAGGCGTTGCTGTTTTCGCCCATCGCACGGCTCTCGACGCCGTGATCCTTGCACCACCGAAGGTCTTCGGAGTTCTTGAAGATGTGCGCCCGCAGCCACCGGCCGCAGCGGTAGGCGCTCTCGACGGCGTCGGGGCCGTCACCGAAGGCACGCAGGGAGGTGTGATGCGGGAGGCTGGCCCGAATCTCGACCTTCTTCTGCTCCTCGGCGCGAGCCTCGGTCTCGACGGGCGTCACGACGGGGGCGGGGGCCGCCTTCTCGATGACCTCGCGGAGTTCCTTCTCCTTCTCGGCGAGCCGACGCTCGAAGCCGATCTGGGCGGTCAGTTCGCTGGCCTGAGCGCCAAGCGCGACGAACTCCTGATTGTCCTCGGCCGAGCGATCCTCGATCTTGCCGAGTTCGGCCATGCGAGCGGCGACCGCGGCGGCCCGGTCCTGCAACTTCTTGAGATTCGACGCCATGATTGGCCTGCTCCTTGTTGAGCCGGCCATACGCGACGATGCGACGGCCGGCGGGTGTTCCCGCTAGCGCGCCGCAGGCGTGAATCCTCACGTCGCTCGCACTGACCATCGCGACATCCATCGCGATGCTTGTATCTACTTGTAGATTAGCATCAACCGTCGGTGTCGTGCAACTTAGTCCAGAGCAGAGCCTCCTGAAGCGCGGCCAACTTGGCCGCTGCGTCAGTCGCATCGACGTCCACGACAGGCTCCGGCTGCTGCACCTGCTCGACCTGCTGCTCGACCTCGGCGACCGCAGGCTCCGACCTCGCTGCTTCGCGTTCCATCTGCGCCACCTTTCGTGCTGACCACACTTGCCCGGCGTCTCCCGACCACAATAACCACGCCACAAAACCCGGCTTTTCAGCACCCGGCGTGTCCCAGCCGGGTGACTTGCTCGCCGATTCGTGGCGTGCGAACCACGCATTCATCTCGCGGACGTGGTCCGGCGTGAGTTCCTCGCGTCGTGCGATCTTGTTCGCCCTCGCGACCGTCTCCGGCTTGAGGCCGTCGCCGCTCTTCCCCTCCTCGTGGAGGCGGAGTCCGCGTCTGGCCGCGGCGGCCATGCCGGTCGTCGGCTTCAGGTCGACCTCGCGCTCTTCGACGTCCGCCTCGACGCTCCGCTCCTTCGACGACTTCGGGTGGTCGGCCGGAAGGAGGTCGTTGTCGGTGACGTACTTCGCGTCCTGCGGCCTGCCGTTTCGCAGGAGGTACAGGTAGGCGTTCACGCGGGCCATCGCCCACGCTCCACGGCTCACGCCCGGCCGGTGGCTGGTCGAGTACGCCCCGGCGCCACGCCTGTAGACCGCGAGCAACTGCCCGAGCGTCGTCCGAGACCACGACGGCTTCTCGTCCTCACGCATGGCCTCGTTGTGGCCGCGGACCTTGTTCTGTAGGCCGGCGCGAACAGACTGCGACACGGCGATCCGGCCGCTCGCGTTCTTGGCCGATCCCTCCTTGTTCGCGTCGCTGCCCGTGATCCGGTCCTTCGCTGGGGCGGGCGTCGACTGGGACTTGTCGCCGGCGGCACGGTCCTCTTCTTCGTCCTCGTCGTCCTCCTCCGGCTCCGGCTGGTCGGTCTTCGTGAGTTCCGAGACCATCACGGCGACCATGTAGCCTTCCGGCTCGCCATCGTCGAACGGCGTCACCACGGCCAGCGGCGCCTCCGGCGTCGCCGTCATGCCTTGGATCGAGCCTTCTCGCATGATGTGCTCGACGCGGCCGATGCCGCCGTCCCACGCGACGAAGTCGCCTTCGGTGAGTTCGTTCGGGGCGGCTCGTGGTTCTGGTGCCGAGTCAGGGATAGCCTGCGGCGTCCGAACTTCGCTCTCTCGCTCGGCGAGAGAGCGACGCTGCACCCACTTCTCGCCGCCGTCGCCGCCGGCCAGCATCCACTCGACCCACGCCGGCGAGCCGGACCAGCCGACGGAGCGGACCTCGTGGCACCGCTGATGCGTGCCGGCGAGGAACTCGACCTCCTCGACGGAGAGAACCTCGCGCTCCGCGATGCGTTCGGCGACCGCGACGAGCCGCTCGTCGAAGTCTCCACGCGACTTGGCGGCCCGCAGACCCTTCCGAGCCGCGTTCGCCATCGTCTGATTCGGCCGGAAGGCGTCGCCGAGGGCCATTTCGATCGCCCGACGGCTCACGACCACGCTGGATGCCTCGTAGGCAGGACGAACCACGGGTCCGACGTCGTCGAGGAGGCTGATTGAGCGGATTTCTCGCCTGCGGATGCCCCGTTCGTCCGTGCTCCACGAGTCTCCGCCGCTCCGAGAGATCGCAAACGCGAAACTCGACCCGGTGACGTACCCGCCGGAGACCAATTCGACGACCTCGTCGGCCGTTTTCGTCTTCGGAGGCATCATTTCGTAGCGCAGGCCGTAGGGATCGGCCTTCAGGCGGAGCGAACCGTTCGCCGAACGCGCCAAAAGCATGTTTTTGTCGTGGTTGAACACGCCGACGACGTCGGGATTCGTCTTCAGGACGTCATCGAACGCCCGCGGGTGGATGGTCTCGATGAAACCACCCAAATCTCTCGAAGGCGACTGGAATACGGCCGCATACCCGACGATCACGGGCCGCTTTTCGCCGCCGTCGACCTCGCGGTACTCAATTGCCGTGTCGGATGCGGTGATCCGGCGCTCAATTTCGTTCGCGGACATCGTTCTCCTCCTCGAAATGAGCCTCGAACCAGCGATCAGTGACCGTTTCGTAGGGTTTTCCGCTGCGATGGCAGTCCAAAAGCAGGTCTTTCGAGCGCTCTAGCCACGATACCACGAACGAATCAATGTCTCTGCCAGTAGCATTTGCTGCGTCGAGTAACTCTTCACGCAGTTTCTCCTCGACTTGGCCGAACCATTGCGTGATTTTCTCCGCTTTCGACCGGCGGGCGAGGATTCCGTCGGCTTCGACGGCTGCGATGCGTCGGAGAGTCGTGCGGAAAAGTGCTTCGGATGCGTCGATGGATCGATCGGCTTCGGCTTCCGCTGGCGGTTGGTCGCCGTCTTGCTGCTCTGGAGGCTGCTCCTCGGCCGGGAGGCTGGTCGGGGCGGCTTGGGGCGGCTGGCCGTTCGGTGTTTCAAGGGTAAAAGCGTCCAGAAGTTGCATATTGACCTGCACGAACCGCTTCTTGCCGAGGTCGCCGGGGAGCGGGTTGTAGCCGATCTCCGCCCGGTATTCGTCGACATCGAGGGCGCCCGTGTTGAACGCCTCGCGGAGGTACGTCGAGCGGGCCGCGTAGTCGCCGGCCATGAGCGAGTTCATATCGAACCCGACGAAGTACGTCTTGTCGTCCACCACGAGGTCGCGGCGGCACGCCAATTCCCACCGCCGGCACCACGGCATGATGCTGAACGTCTTGTAGTCGATCGCCGCCTGCTCCACCGTGCTGTAGCGGACGTTCGACAAGTCGCCGACCAGATGTGGCGGCACCCGGTAGGCCCGGCAGACCTCCTCCAACTGGAATCGCCGCGTGGATACCAACTCGTTGTCCGCGTTGTTGACCGGCTCGCTCTTCTTCTTGAAGCCGAACGGCATCACTACGGTTTTGAACGCCTTTTCCGGCCCGCGATGAGCCTCGTCCCATTGCTGGCGGAACCGCTGGAGCGACTCCGGCTTGTGGGCTTGATCGACCTCGATATAGGTGCCGATCGACGCGCCGTTCCCGAAGAACGCGCTTGAGTGCAGTTCCGTCGCCCGGGCGAGGGCGATCGCGTCCTTCGACAGGGCCGTTGGCACGTACCCGCGCACGCCGTCCGATGACATCCACCGCAGGTGAAAAATCTCGTCCTGCCGGTACTCCGTCGGCTGCGGGTTCGGGTCGGTCACGGTCGCCGGCTCGCGGTAGTAGTACCGCAGTTTGCCGTTCTCGAGCCGCTTGACCTCCATCCGCGACGGGTGGAGCGGGATCAATTCGTCCACGGCGCCGCGGCGGATGCTGCCCTTGATGTGGGCGTAGGCGTTCCCCCACAAGAGAAGCCACGACTGCATGAGTTCCTTGAACTCGAAACTCGTCATCCACGAGTTGGGCTGGTAGGCCAGAATCTCGTGCAGCGGCTGGTCGTCGGCGATCTCCTTGCCGCCGCCCGGGAGCCGGCGGTACAGGTTCGTCGGCATCGCCGCGATCGACTCCGACAGGAGCCGGACGCAGGCCAGCACGGCCGTGCATTCAAGCGCCGTCTCCGGCGAGACGTGGACGCCTGCGGCCGTCTTCCGCGACTCCGCGATCTCCTCGAAGACCCGTGACAGGCTCTGCGACCGCAGCGACAAGAGGCCCGTGTACGGCGCTTCGTCCATGTCAGAACACCATCAGTTCGGGTTCTTCTTCGGGGCCGCGGGCCTCGCCGGACGAGATTCCCAGCGCCATGATGAGTGCCACGGCGGCGTCGATGCGGGCGGTCGAACTGGCGTTCTTCTTCGACGGCTTGATGTTCCCGGCGTCGTCCGTCTTGATCTGCACGTTGCTCACCTGCCAAGACAAAACCGGGTTTCCGGCGTGCCGCAATTTCTTGGAGATTATGAGGGTTTCGAGCAGTTTGCTGGGCGCGCTCATCGACACAAAGCCCTGCCCAAAAGGCCGAACCTCGATGCCTTCGGCGACCAGTTGCGTCGTCAAGTGCGTGGCGTTGTACCTGTCGATGGCTACAGCCCGAACCTCATTCTTCTCGCAAAACGAGAGAATGTAGTCGCGGACTGCGTCGTAATCGCAGACATCGCCCTCTGTTAGTGTAACAAAACCCTGCTGCGCCCATTGGAGGTACGGGACGCGGTCGCGCTTCGACGCCTCCTCGGCTCGCTCCTCCGGCACGAAGATGTGAGCGTGTACGTCGAACGTGCCGTCGTCGTCAGGCCACACCGCCACGAACGCTGTCGTGTCGGTCGTGCTGGCAAGGTCGACGCCGCAGTAGGCCGGTCTGGACTCCGTCGGCCGCAGTGGGCCGGAGTTCGCCTCCCACGCACCGTGGCGAATCCACTTGGAGGCAGAAGACACCCAAGTATTCAAATGGAGCGTCTTGAAGACGACCTCCTCGGAGGCAGACTGCTTCGCCCTCGCGGCCATCTGGTGGAAGTAGTCCGGCTTGAGCGTGATCCCGTAGTTCGGGTTGGCCTTCCTCCAAGTCTCCTCAAGGAACGGATCGTCGTCTGCCGAGGCCGCGTAGATGCACGGCAGGAATGTGTGGTCTTTCAGGATGCCGTCGCGAATCTTTTCGGCACGCTGCCAATCCGCGTAGCACGGCCCGTTTCGGTTACTTCCGGCCGTCGTGATGTAGATGGTCAGCGGCTGGCTTCTGGCACCCATGCCGGTCTCGAGCACGTCGACCAGTTCCCTGTCGGGGAATACGTGGTACTCATCGACCAGCACACATGACGGGTTGTATCCGTGCTTCGTGCCGGCCTCGCTCGAGATGCAGAACATCGAGGCGTTGCGATCTGGCAGGACGATGGAATTCCTGTAGACCTTGCACTGCCGTGCGAGCGACGGGCAGGATTCGACGAACTGCTTGGCAGCCGTATGCAGGAGGGCAGCCTGCGATCGGTCACCGGCGGCCACGATCACTTCGGCGCCGATGTCGTCGCAGAAGAGCATATACAGGCCAACGGCGGCCGAGAGAGCGGAGTTATGCGTCGGGATCAGCGACCTGCCGACGAGGAACATCCCGTCCGGCGACTCGACCTGAATGCAGCGAACCGGCACGGACTCGACTGGGTCGCACGACGCAATCTGTCGCGTCCGAGACCGCGGCGACGTTTTTGGCGGAGCCTTGACTCTCGCCTGCTTTCTGGAGAGCCGAAACACCACGGTCGGGAGCAGTGGAGTGAATTGAACTCGGTATTTTGGCCCGATCACTCGTCCGTAAATCTTCGCGACGCCTTCGTTGAACGACACTTTCAGCCCGAGCGATATGGCTAGTTCGGCGAAGTCCTCGGCGAGCCTTCTGGACGTGTTCGCGAACTCGCACTGCCCTCCGTCGGCGCAAGTCCCATCGCTATCCATCAAGCCCTGTAGCAGCGCAAGTCGCTGGCCGCTGCTTGCCTGCAGGTAGGTCGGAGGAATGTGCTTGTTCCCGAAAAGACCCATCAGTCGAAGCCGGGCACTGATCGTCGTCGGCTGACGAGGCGGTGGCGTGGCGCCGCTGTAGCGACACCTTTGCGTCAGGCGATCACACTCGACGCAACGCCGGCCTGCCTGACGCTGGTGTCCTCTTCCACAGGTTTGCGGCCTGTTTCCTCTTCCGCCAAGGCGCACTGAATAGACGGCTCTGTCCTTTGAAACAGACACCGGCGCCCCGGCGCTGACTAGGTTGTCGATGACCGCGGAGTCTTTAAGGCCGACGGTCACCCTTGCCGACCTTGAATCTCCGTCACCGAGCCACACGCCGAGAACGTATGGGTCGACTGGAAGGTCTGCTTCCGGGTATTGCAGAGGCTCCGCCACCGTCACGCCGTGATTGCGGTCATTTCGCGGGCCGGCGAAGCAGGTATCCGCGATCTCCTTTGTCGTCCGAATGCGATTGCCGGGTACGTTTGTGCCCTTCAGGTTCTGGCTTGTGCCGAGGCCGGGACGGTCGATTCTCGCGTTTGTAAGCCATAGGTGATCGGCGTCAGCCACGATAGCCTCGCCGGGCGTGAACTCCACGCGGTAGCACGGCCTGTCCAGCATCACCTCGGTTGCCGCCACTACTCTTGTTGTGTGGCCTAGCGGGTGAAAGACGTGGTCTCCGACCTCGATCGTCCCCATCGTCTTCCAGCCGGCTGTCGTCAGCACGGGCGTGTCCAGCGCCAGCGCCTTCCCGTTTTTCCGCGGCAAAGCCAGCAAACTGGTCCGATACTGCCGCAGTCCGTCAGACCGCTTCGTGTCAAAAAGCGTCTTCAGGTAGTCCTTCTGCCACTGCTCTAGGACGAACGGCTGCCCAGCGAAGTCGCCGCGGGAGTGCCTAAGAAGGCCGATGAAGTCGCAGATGTCGACTGCCATGTGTTGTTCGCGAATCGCGAACTAACCACGCTTTTTGAGCAGTTCGTCCATCGGGTCGAGGACGACTTTCTCGGCGTGGTAGCCAAGCCGGGTGCGGTCTGCCGGCGTGAGGCCAAGGACGGTTTCCAACTGACGCAGTTGCTCGTGGCTGACGTTGGCTTGCGTCATCCACTTGTTGGGCCTGCTGAAGCGGAGGCTGCCGTCGGGGGCGAGCACCTCCACGTAACCGCTGTCCATGCCCTTGAGTTGTTCCTCGGCAGTCCGCCACCGCTCCCAGACTGCCGCGTAGCGGGCGATCACCTCGACATCGCTCTCGGCCAAAGTCCCCATGTTCTGCGTGTATTCGCAGACCTGCCGGAACATCTGCTGGGCGAGCGGCTTGATGTAGTCGGGAGGCTGCGGCATTTCGCGGAGAGGCGTGCCGAGTTCCTCGCGATAGTTCGCCTCCTCGGACCCACGGAGGGCCAAGATGTGCTTCGGAGTTGGTGCCGGGCCTCGTGCCATGCCCGTTAGTGTAGGTCTGCCGCCTAGCACGACGCAAACCAGTCCAGCGCAGGGTCGAGCCAAAACCTCCAAATCGCCGGTTTTGCGGCTTTCGACGGCTGCCAGCAAATTAGGTACGCCGACCGGCGTGTCTTCGAGAG